TTACAACAGCTACGATGGTAGCTGGGCGTTCCAGCAGACCAGCCGTGGACACAGGGTCTGGTGCAAAAATGGCTGTAGTAACGCCATGACTGTAGCTAACACATGGGCCAAGCACACTACCAATGTGAATGTCAAAGGCAGCACAGCCAAAATTGTAGCTGGCCTTGAGACATTCATGCAGGACAAGGATGTGTATCAAAGCTGGATGACAACCAGCGTCGATGATGAGACAGCTTTCTTGTTCTTCAAGATGAAGCTGTGTCGTTACCCAACGCAGGATGCAAGCATCAAGATCAACGAACGTCGTTACGAGCAGCTTTGCCGCCAGTGGAACAAAGAGAAAGTTCAACTCGGCAGCAACAAGTGGGCTTTGTACAACGCTTGCACACATTGGGCTACGCACACTGGTGACACCAACACACCACACGTTGCTAGCCGCAACCGTGAGAACCTTCTCATCAAAGCACTCAAGCCAGCCAACTGGCATCTCGCATAGGAGACAACATGTCTACACCATTCATCAATCTCATTGACGGATCTATTGATCTGCTTCAACGAGCCAAAGACAACATCAACGAAACTGGCAAAGATGCCTTCAAGTACGAGATAGATAACACATTGTTTACGCTCAACAAAATGAGCAAACAATACCATGAGTCTGTCGAAAGGCATGAGACAGAACCGCCAGCTTCAAAACTAACGGAGGTCAAATGATGTCGCTGATGCAAACACGACACTTCAACTATCTTGCAGACACTGTCGCCCCGCTTCTTGGCTGGCCCAGTAAGATACGAGAGATGGCGGATGCACTAGCCGCCACAAACCCACGCTTCAACAAAGAGAAGTTCATAGAACGAGCAACAAAAGCATGGGAAGAAGCAAATCCTGTGGAGGAAATTGATGACTACATTCCACACGACTTCGACTGAGTTCTATGACTGTCGTAGTTGTGACGCAGGCGGATTCCAGTACGAGGATCTAAAGCACTACAGTGAAAGCAGTGGGGGCTTCTGCCCCCATTGCGGAAGTGACTATCTGAAACTAATGACATCGTACATCGTTTACCAACAAGTGTTTGCAACTGATGAGATAGATGCTGCAAACACTGCTATGGAGCTAGACGAATGGAACGTAGTTACTGGTACGGTCAAGTCTTAGATTTGGATTTCGACACTATGTTCAATGGCCCGTTAGATCTGTGCTTTCAGGAAGAACCATATCAAGGCTCAGTGTCTAAAGAAAGCCAAGTTCTAATTAGAAATGCTGTAGTCACGAAACCAGCAATAGGGAGAAACTCAGTATACAGGAGGAAGGTATGGAAGAACTGATGAAGTACGACATGTACCATTACCTCATGGACTCAATCGCCACACACTTTGAAATCCAACTCAAAGACCGCGATCACTACACCGACAGAGATTGGCGCAGGCTAGAAATAAAACATGATGCTTGCGTTATGTTTATCAACCAAAAACTAGGAGATACCAATGAGCATACATGAAGCACAGATCAATGCGATCATGGATCTAATCGACAAGCAGATTGAAGAAACAAAAGTCTATGCCAATAGCACATGCTTGTTCGGAGTTGGCTTACCTTCAGCTATCGCAAGTGTCCGCACCAAGATGATTAACGAACTTTTGCAGACAATGACAGATGCAAGAGAGGAATGGAGAGAGGAGACCAAAAGATGAATGATCTATTTGAAACACCAGCTTACAAGTTGGTTCGTCGTGATGATCCAAGCACAAGCCATGATGCAGCAGAACAGCTTGATGTCAGCAAAATGGAACGTGTTGTACTAGCTGCAATCACCAGCTTTGCAGCAAATGGCTGCATATCTGACGATGTGCTGCGTATCCTTCCCGGCTACCGCTACAGCACCATCACGGCCAGATACAAGCAACTCAAAGAGAAGGGCTTGATTGTAACTGATTACAGAAAGCGCAAAGCCGAGTCTGGCAGACAACAGCTTGTCATGTGGTCTAAAGAATTTTATCAGCCAGAATGGGCGGATGGTTGACACAACTGCAAGGTTGCAGCACTATGCAAGTATGGAAACCTATCTTGAAACTCTCATAGCTGCTGCAACTCAGCACAACATCAACCTCAAAAAAGCATTCCTCAGATCTGGTGTACGAGATTCAACTTACTATAGAGCAATGGCAGGTCATCATAGTTTGCGATATGAAACCGCAAAGCAGGTGTATGACTACATTGTAGATACACAGTACGAGACTTGGGATGCCACGAAGAACAAGATCAACGAAGAGAAGACTTAACACAGGACAGGCTTACGCCTGTGATGCTTGTGGTCTGATTACTGAATGGTTTGTCTGCCCTGTAGCAAGCGCAGATCCACCAACTTGGTATACGATATGTCTTGATTGTTATCAGGAGAACCAATGGCAAACAAAAATCGCAACAAAGGAAACTATCACGAAAGATGGTTCGTCAACTGGCTTCAAGAACTCGGGTTCAAAGCCAAAAGACAACCACTCAGCGGCGCACTCGGCGGCGAATACTCGGGAGACATCATCTGGAAACTCGGAAGATTGGAACTGGTAGTCGAGGTAAAGTACCGAGACAAGTCCAACTTTCCAAATCCTTTCACCGTGGTAAGAGACGTTGCTTTCTACAAACGAAAGACAGGAGCACCCAAAACACTTGTGATATTCGACGGCGATGTCTTTGAAAGAGACATTGCACCATTGCTAGCTAAGAAAAGACGAACCGTTAGCAAGCAAGAACTGCCTGAAGACTGGATGCCAACAACAAAACAAAAGGCTATCCTGAATCATTTACTAGGAGTGGAGATAAACCATGACCTTGAAGCGACTAGGTTCCGAGATCATCACAGATCAAAAGGCCACACATTCAAGCGACCAAACCTTGCCTACAAAAAATGGTGCACTAACGCCGTTGAGTGGGGAACAGCAGCAACGGGCACTAGCACGCCTGCTTCAAATCGCAGATCCAGCGCAAGCAGACAAAAGTCTAGTCACTTTTCTGAAGTCGTTGCCGGGATTGACGATTTCTAGCGTCAACCAAGTAAGATACCCAAAAGACAAAGATGCCCAAATCACGCTGTTACGATTTGATGTAACAGTGACTGATGAGGCATCGCTAGATCGTGCATTGCAGGCCGTACAAGCCTCACTGACTCCGTTACCAAAGGAAGACATAACCAAACAGCTAACAATGCTAGCAACGCTTGTGGTGAAGCCTTCTGGAGAAACAGCAAAAGACCAAGCAATCAGGATCAAGTCTATTGCGGCCCAACTGATAAAATATCCTGCGGACATCGTGCTATATGCCGTCCAGAAGGTCGGGGAGTCTTGCACCTTCTGGCCGGCATATGCCGAGTTCCACAAGCATATTGAATGGAGAATACAGAAACGACAAAAGCTTCTGGATGCACTGACATCAAAGAAGGTTGCGCGTACTGCAAACTTGCAGTAACATCAAACTAAAGGAGAACCAAATGAACCGACAAGGATTTATCGGCGGTAGCGATATGCGCCGCATCATGGAAGGTGATTGGATATCACTGTGGCTAGAAAAGACAGGGCGTAAGACGCCTGATGATCTTTCGACTGTCTTGCCAGTTCAACTCGGAGCTTTCACTGAAGAGTTCAATATCGGTTGGTTTGAAGATCAAACCAACAAGAAAGTCTTTGAGCCGCAACATGTGGTAACACTAGATGTTGATGGCATTCCATGCAGAGGAATGCTTGATGGTCTTGTTGAAGGTGTTGTGCCAATTGAGTGCAAACACACATACGACAACAATACCATCGAAAATGTACTGAAACAGTACATGCCACAGATTCAATTCTACATGTGGGTTGGCAACTATACAGACTGTTACCTGTCAGTTTTGTTTGGCAACAGACGTTGGGAATCAGTGCGTGTATCTCGTACTGATGATTACATTGAGCGTATGCGTGTGCATCTCAAAACATTCTGGCAGCTTGTTGTCGATGATGTGCGTCCAGCAGAAGCTGATGATGTATACGGCAACCATGTGTCTTTACCAAATCAAGACAAGATACCTGTCAACGACATGGTGAAACGTGATGCATCTAGTGACAATGAGTTCATTAGTAGATGCCATGACTATATCGACAACCAACAGAATGCACAGTTATTTGAATCTGCCAAAGCCGATCTCAAGGCAATGGTTGGAGATGGTGAGCGAGAGGTGTACTGCGATCTCCTCACCATCAAGCGCGACAAGCGCGGATCACTTCGTATCGCAGTAAAGGAGAACCACTATGACGACTAAGAACCTTGCAACATCATTGATCCAGTTCCACAACACTGGAGCAGCAGCCAAGAAGGGTGCAGACAATCCCTTCTTCAAGTCCAAGTATGCCAGCTTGGAGGAGGTCATTGAGACTGTCCGCGCAGAAGCTGGCAAGGTTGGACTGACATTCACTCAGCTTGTTGACTTTGAAGATGGTGTCATCTTTGTCAAAACAATCCTGATGCATGAAACAGGTGAGTGTCTTACCAGCCGCACACCTGTTCTTACCAAGGATAACAACGACCCACAGAAGATGGGCAGCGGTATCACATACGCCAAGCGATATGGCTTGCAAGCAGCCTTTGGCCTGCCATCGGAAGATGATGATGGCAACGAAGCCAGTGTGTCTTCACCAAAGGTTGAGAAGGTGCCGACAAAAACATCAAAGAAAAGCGAATCTGATTCGCAAGAGGAGGCATGGTAATGTTTGGAATCAAAAAAGAACTATCTCAGATCCAGTATCGTCTAGCCCGTATCGACAACATGCTGGAAGATCTTCTTGTGTTGCGCGGCATGACAGTTCCAAAACAGGTACCGTCAGTTGTAGTTCACAAGCCTGTATCAGATAGCAGACAACGCAGATCAGACTGGTATCCAAAACCTCTGGCTGAGTACATGCTGACCAGATACAGGACTGTGACACAGATGATCGAACAATTTGGATACACTCAAGAGTCTGTCAGAACCTACATCAAGAACATGCGTAAAGCAGGACTCAAGATCAAAACTAGAGGTAGAGCACCTACCGAATACAAGATAGACAATCCACACAACTGCCAAGAGGCATTGCAGATTATCAAAGGAGAGATATCGAATGTCTGAATATGACAACAAAAACACGGGTATTGTTGGCAAGCCTTGGCCTGAACAACGACTCATATTAACAGGCAAGCTCAATGTCATGGGCGACGACATGCAAGCCGTTATTGTGACAGCAGAGTCACGAGATGGAAGCAAGCGTCTTGAGGTCTATCAAAAGATTGGCGTGCTGTTCAAGAACAGCAACGAGAACGAGAAGTCACCAGACTACTCAGGCCCGTTGGATGGACTACATCAAGATTGGCAGATTGCTGGCTGGCGTGGCGAGAAAGACGGACGCAAGTTCATGTCACTCAAAGTCAGCGAGAAGATGAAGCAGCAAGAACCAGAGCCACAGCAAGAAGCTGCTTCACAAGAAGACGAAGATGATATACCTTTCTAGGCGGTCGGTTTTGGTTCTCCGATCAACCTCCTAGTGACTGGCGGGCAGGCCGTGGCATATATGGCTTGCCCGCCTTTTTTAATGATTAGACAGGAACAGCGAGAAGACGCATCCTCTCAATCAAACGCTGTGCGCGATTCGGCACCTGTCGAAACCAACGCGAATCTTCCATCTGATTCGCAGCCTCATCCCAATCACTTGCCTCGACAGCCGCCTTCATCTTCTTAAACTGAGACAAACGAGGAAGCCCCATATTAAACATCATATTGGCAATGATAAGTTGTGCATCATCAGGCAAGCTTGTGAAGTCTGGATACAGCTTTAGACAATCCATGCGTACACGATCAACATCTTTTTCAAAAGCCTCTCGCACCCGATCCTCATCAATCGGGGTGCCGAGGGGCTGACCATATTCAGGATCGTCTTCTGTAATTAAGTGACCAATCCCAAACGTAGGGTATCCAAGATGATCGTTGTATATTTCAAACTTACAACCTTCATCAACTTCTAGGTCATTGATTAGTTTTTCTACATTCACTTCTTCAACCCTTTCAGTCCGCGCAAACCAAAGCTGGCTGCTATTGAGGCGTACATCGCCCACTGGAACCAACTCGGCGTGGCCGCCAGCGCAGTAAAGCCACGCTCCACATATGGCTGCAACGGCGGTATGAAACACATCGCAATGATCACTATAAATAATATAGTCCATGCCTCGTCCTTCCAGCTTTCCTTGCTGGCTTCGGCCATGACACGCTCCCAACCCGCTTCATGCGTAGCTGCGACACGCATCACCTCGGCCTCGGCTTCGGCTCGTGCAACCTTAACTTGGAT